TTCAATATCGTAATCGATGAAAGTCGCAATCATAACAGACACCCATTACGGGGCTAGAAAGGGTTCTAAGCACCTTCATGATTACTTTGAGTTATTTTATCGTGATGTCTTCTTTCCTTCCTTAGAGGAACATAAAGTGGATACTGTGATTCATATGGGTGATATATTTGATAGTAGAAAGGCAATAGATCTCCAAAGTCTTGAGTGGGCTAAAAGAGTTGTATTTGAGCCTCTTAGAAAATATAAGGTTTATACTACTATTGGTAATCATGATTGTTATTATAAAAATACCAATTATGTAAATTCTCCTGAATTATTATTGAGAAGTTTTTCTAATATAAAAATCTATACAAAAGCAACAGAGATTTCTTTAGATAAATTAAAAATTCTTTTCTTACCTTGGATTAACTCTGAGAATTATGATGAAAGTTGTGATTTGATTAAAAAAACCAAAGCAAAGGTTGCTATGGGACACCTTGAACTTAATGGGTTTAAGGCAACTCGTGGTCATCTTATGGAAACGGGAATGGATATTGGAGTATTTGATAAGTTTGAAAAAGTATTTTCTGGACATTTTCATACCAGATCAACTGATGGTAAAATTTATTATCTTGGTAATCCTTATGAGATGTTCTGGAATGATGTAAATGATCCTAGAGGATTTCATATATTTGATACTGAAACTTTAGAACATACTCCAATTAATAATCCAAATAGATTATTTTATAATATCTATTATGATGATATCAATTATAAGTTGTTTAATACTTCAGAGTATGAAAGTAAGATTGTAAAAATCATTGTCAGAAAGAAATCTAAACCCAAAGAGTTTGAGAAGTTTATTGATAAATTATATTCATCTGGAGTCCATGAATTAAAAATTGTAGAAAATTTTGATATACATGAAGGTGAAGAGTTTGAAATAGAGGAAGAAGAAAATACTCTGTCAATATTGAATAGATACATCGATGAATCTGAATTTGATTTGGATAAAAATATTATTAAAAATATCTTTAGTGAATTATATCAAAAGGCATGTGAGGTAGAGTAATGTAATGTGGCTCTTAACTCTTAGAGATAAAAAAGATGAAGGTGCATATGCTGTTCCTGATAAGTATGGTGATAAGGTATTATTTCTTTTTGAACAAGAAGATGATGCTTTAAGATATGCTATGATGTTAGAAGACTCAGATACCGATCCATATCATAGAGAAATGGATATTATGGAGGTTGATGATGAACTTGCACTAAAAACTTGTAAGACACATAATTACAAGTATAGTATAATTACCCCTGATGATTTTGTAATTCCCCCCAAAAATGATAACGTTCCAAAAAATTAAGTGGAAAAATTTTCTGAGTACTGGTAATAACTGGACTGAAATAGATTTTCAACAATATAATACTAATCTTATTATTGGCACTAATGGTGCTGGAAAATCCACCATGTTGGATGCTCTTACCTTTGCTTTGTTTAATAAACCTTTTCGTAAGATTAATAAAGGGCAGTTAATTAATACTGTTAACGAAAAAGATTGCGTTGTCGAAATAGAATTTGTTGTTAATAGTAGAGAGTATTTGGTTAGACGGGGAATTAAACCAAATATATTTGACATTGAGGTGAATGGGAATCTACTTCATAAACAGGCTGATGATCGAACTAATCAAAAAATATTAGAAGAGAATATCCTGAAGGTAAATTATAAGTCTTTTACACAAATCGTCATATTAGGGAGTAGTACATTTGTTCCCTTTATGCAATTAACTGGTGCCAATCGTAGAGAAGTTATTGAGGATCTTTTAGACATCCGTATCTTTTCTGCTATGAATAATTTGATCAGAGAGAACATACGATTGCAGAAAGAGAAGATAAAATCTTTGGATCTAAAGAAGGATAATATAAAGGATAAGATGTCTATGCAAAAGAATTTTATTAAAGAATTAGAGGAGCAGGGTAAGAATAGTATTCAAGATAAGAATACCAAAATCAAGACATTGGCAATTGAGGTAGATACTCATTTAGAACATAATGGACTTAAAGAATCTAATATTTCTGACCTTATTAAAGAGCAAGAAGAGGTTACTGGTGCATCTGAAAGGTTAAAGAAACTAAACAATCTTAAGGGTAAAATTACTCAAAAGGTATCTACTATTACCAAAGAACATAAGTTTTTCACAGATAATACGGTGTGTCCCACATGTAGTCAAACTATAGAAGAAGAGTTTCGTGTAAATAGAATTACCGACGTTCAAGATAAAGCAAAGGAGCTCAAGAAGGGTTATGAAGACCTGGAAGAGACTATAAAATTAGAATCGGAGAGAGAACGTCACTTCACTCACCTATCAAAGGAGATTACTAAACTCAACCATGACATTTCTCAAAACAATACTCGTGTCTCTATCAACCAAAGACAGATCAGAGAACTTGAAGAGGAAATTCAAATATTTACCAATCAACTTAAAAACAGAAATACTGAGCATGAGAAGCTAACTGAGTTTAAACAAAATCTCCAACAAACAATCGAAGATCTTGCAACAAGAAGGGAAGATATAAATCATTATGATTTTGCCTATTCTTTGTTGAGGGATGATGGAGTCAAAACAAAAATAATTAAAAAGTATCTACCATTTATTAACAGGCAGGTAAATAGATACCTGCAGTTAATGGATTTTTATATTAACTTTACTCTTGATGAGGAGTTTAATGAAACGGTAAAATCACCGATTCATGAGGATTTTTCATACTCATCATTTAGTGAAGGTGAGAAGATGAGAATTGATCTGGCATTACTCTTTACATGGAGAGAAGTTGCTAGAGTCAAGAACTCTGTCAATACAAATCTATTAATTATGGATGAGGTATTTGACAGTTCCCTTGATGGTTTTGGAACGGATGAGTTTTTAAAGATTATTCGTTTTGTCATCAAGGATGCTAACATATTTGTTATATCCCACAAATCAGATTTACATGATAAGTTTGAGAATGTGATTAAATTTGATAAAGTTAAAGGATTCAGTAGGATGGTATCATGAGAGTAATGATTGTTGGTCACGGTTACGTTGGTTCTGCCGTGGCATCTATATTCAGGGATGATGAGAAAGTGATCATTGATCCCAAATTTAATAATAATAAAATTTCTGATTTTTCAGGAGAAAAAATTAATGCCGTATTTGTTTGTGTAGATACTCCAAAAGGAGATAATACAACACTTCTTAATCAAGTTTTGGGTGAGATAAATGAATACATTGGTAATAATACTCCAGTGTGTTGTAAGTCAACTTCTACACCAGAGTATTATGGAAATGCAGAGAAAACTTTTACTAATATAAGAGTTCTTCATAGTCCAGAATATCTCAGCTCAAATAATAATATTGAGAAGTTTCAGAAACAGACATTCTGTATTGTTGGTGGAGAAACGGCTGCTTGTCATCTTATCACTTCCATATTTTGTAGTAGATTGAAGTATCTTACTCTTGAGAATATCCATACTACTGACATTAAAACAGCAGCATTGGTTAAGTATTCAGAGAACTTCTATTTGGGTATGAAGGTTACTCTCTTTAATGAATTGTATGAGATTCATCAGAGGATTGGGTGTGATTCTACTTTTGATGAGTTCCGTGCTTTGTCGGGTGCCGATCCACGAATTGGCACATCACATACCCAAGTTCCTGGTTGGGATGGTAAATTTGGCTGGGGTGGACATTGCCTAGATAAAGATAACTATGAGTTTATGAAATTCTCGGAAAGTCCACTAGTCGAATATATCTTTAATCTTAACAACACTCATAGACAGAAGGACCATGAACACTCCGAACTGGAAACATAATTCGGGCAAAGAACCGAAACGAAAACTCAAACCACAGGCACTACGTGCCGCAAAGGAAAGACGCAGACAGTTGATAAAGCGTCTACTTAACCCGTCTTCTAGGCGGGTTTCGTCGTATAATGGATTCATAATCAAAAAAGGACATGGTAGTAAAGCACGAAATCAAATCTCAACTTGCTAAACTTCTTGCCACAGAAGATTTAATTGTAGAGCACAAAGTTGTAGAAACAGCACAATTTGAAGTTCGTACTCGTGTTCTAACTCTTCCTAAGTGGGATAGAGCAAGTAATAATGTATATGATGCATTGGTTGCTCATGAGGTAGGACATGCACTTTATACACCTGATAGAGATTGGTACAAGGAAATACAGATACCCCCTTCATTTGTGAACATTGTAGAGGATGTAAGAAT